ACGAGGCAAGTGATAAGATTGCTGAACTATCAGACCAAAAAGGTGCATTAAAATTAGAACAAGATAAGATTGAAGCCGAAGTAGGACCAATCAAATACGTTGCAGAATTAATTTATGGTGATGAGGCACAAGATCAGTTTGACAATGCTGTAAGGTGGGTAATAATAGTATTGATATTTGTATTTGACCCTTTAGCAGTATTGTTATTGATAGCGGCCAACATATCGTTAAGAACTAGAAACGAAGAAAAAGAAGAGATTAAAAATACCAAAAAGGTAAACCTTACCAAAGAATTGGCAAGGGAGAAGGCCAAAAGTGCCAAGCTCAGAAAAAAAGAACGTGATTATAAGGGATTTGTCAGAAAACTAGGTGCCAAAGAACTAAAAGACCTGGATCCTGATGAAATAAAACTCAAATTAGACCAAATAATGGACTGGAATGAGAAATCTAAGCAACCATAGGCTTGACAACTAGTGAGGAGTAGTATATAATGAATGATATGATTGATAAACCAACTGAAAGTCTAAAAGATAGACGAATCAAAAATGCAGAAAAAGCTTGTAGAGATTCTAAGACCGATTGGTCAAAGAACTATTGGTTTAATGTGTTTGCTAAATTGTGTAAGATGTATAACCGTGAGGATTACTTCAGAAAGACGATAAACTAATGAACGTATTTTATGTAGATAAACATCCAGTAAGAGCTGCTGAACAAATGATTGACAAACACGTTGTCAAAATGATTTTAGAATCAGCACAATTATTGTCAACTTGCCACCGTGTACAAGACGGTACAGAGTATTATGATAAGACAAAAAATGGTAGAAGAATTAAAAGGTGGAAACATCCTAATTCTAATTATGAACAAGTCTTATACAAAGCTGGTTGGGTAAAACACCCTAGTACAATATGGCTGTTTGAGTCGGCATACAATTACATTTGGTTATACAAACATATGATTGCTCTGAACGAAGAATATAAGAAGAGATATAATCATACAAAGAATCATGTAACGATTGATAAGTTAGGTGAGATACTAAAGCATCCACCAAAGAACGCTAAATATAATGTGATAGCTACAGAACCAAAACCTGCTATGCCTGAACATTGCAAAATACCAGGTGACGCAGTTGCAAGTTATCGTAAGTATTACATATTAGAAAAAAGAAGATTTGCATCCTGGAAAAGTCCAGCTGTAATGCCAGAATGGTACAAACAAGGAGTTAAAAATGGCTGATATTAATTTAAAACAACCTATTATTCAAGGTTTAAAAGACCATGCAAAAGGTCATATTGAAAAACATAGAATCAATGTAGAAGTATTAATGCAACGACCAGCTGGTGTTGCTGAACATCCTGATACATTAGAAACTATTGAAAAAGAATTAAAAGTTATCGCTGAGTATGATGACCAATTAGAAATGTTGAACAAATATTTTAAGGAGTAATATGAAATATATTTATGGTGTGGCTAGTATTGCAATATTTTTTGGTGTATTAGCTGTAGTTTTGAATTATATGCAAGGAACATTGTAGTGCCAATATACACATTTGAAAATAGTAAGACAGGTGAAGTCTATGATGATATGATGTCTATTTCTGAAAAGGAGACTTTTCTTAAAAAGAATAAACACATAAAACAATTAGTTACAAGAATAAATATATCTAGTGGTGTTGTTGGTATGGGTGGTATGAAAAATGATAATGGTTGGAAAGAAATGCAAAGTAGAATTGCAGAAGCACATCCAGCCTCAGAGTTTGCTAAACAACATGGTAAGAGGTCTATAAAAGATGTTAAGACTCAACAAGTGGTAGAAAAACACCGTAAAAGACAAGCACAAAGGAAAAAGTAATGGCAGATATACCAGATTATATGCGAGGTTTTGATTTAGAACAGGATTGGGGAATGACGCCTGTTTCAAAACCAGCTGAAACAACAGAAACAAAAGTTGATGTTGATATGTCGGCAGTTAAAGCTAATGGTTTAGAAATTGCTAAAGTTAAATCAGATGTAACTGATATCAAATCAATGATGAATGAGATAATGCAGATAGTGGCTGAAAAAGAAACTATAACAAAAGAAATCTCAGACGAAGAAACACAAAAGAGATTCAAAGATATAGAAAAAATTGTATTGCCGTTTTTGTACAATCTATCTAAATCTGAAGAACCTTATATACATTGGCCTAACAGAGGACCAATTATTAAGGCACAGATAGAAAACATATTAAAATTAACAAGAGGTAAATAAAATGCAAGCAAATTATGATAAATGCTTAAAGACTATTTTACACCATGAAGGTGGTTATGTAAATCATCCAAAGGATCCAGGCGGAGAAACTAATTTAGGTGTAACTAAAAGAGTATATGAAGAGTTTGGTGGTACAAAAGATATGAAAGACTTAACAGTTGAAGATGTCGCACCAATTTATAAAAAAGGTTATTGGGATAAAATGAAAGGTGATGAACTACCAAATGGTTTAGACCTTTGCGTTTTTGATTTTGGTGTAAATGCAGGACCAGGCAGAGCAGCTAAGTATCTACAGACTATGATTGGTACAGTTGCAGACGGTGGTATTGGACCAAATACTTTAGCAAAACTAAAAGAATATGTTGACGCTAACGGTTTAGAAAAATGTATTGAAGACTATCAAGGTGCTAGACAAGATTACTATGAGAAGTTAAGCACATTTGCTACATTTGGTAAAGGTTGGACAAGAAGAGTAGATGAAACTACTGAATTAGCCTTGTCAATGATTAGCTGAGAAACAGAACCGTTTAAGTCGGGTAGAGATTATTTAAACGATTTGTACACTAAAAAAGGTATATAATGAACTACACAATTGAAAATCATATAGGGGTGTTTGATGATGTTATGTCTTACGAACAATGTTTTGACATTATCAAATACTTCAATGATCTTTCAATGCTTAATAAAACCACAACCAGAACTGAGGACGAAAATGTATCTGGTATGGATAAGGATAATAAATTATATCATTTAGACTTTACACCAAATCAAGTTTACTATAATAGTAATATCAAAATTTTAGATAACTTTAGTAATGCAGTTGATATGTGTTATCAATTGTATAGAAAAAAATACCACGCATTAGATAACTTAGGTCAACATAGACTATCACACGAAGTTAAAATACAAAAGACAAGTCCTGGTGAAGGCTATCATGTATGGCATTGTGAACACGCCAGCGTAACCACAGGTAGAAGATTATTATTAGTTATGTTATATTTAAATGATGTACCAAATGGCGGCGAAACAGAGTTTTTATATCAACACAAAAGAATAGAACCAAAGAGAGGTAGAATTGTAATTGTACCGTCTGGTTTTACACATACTCATAGGGGCAATCCACCACTCGATGATAACAAGTATATGATTAACGGTTGGGTAGAATTTATAGAATAAAGCTTGACAATCCGAGCGGAAAGTGATATAGTAGGTACATTATGACAAATAAATTTAAATTTATAGACTTAGACAAGACCAATTTACCTCAAACAAAAGGTAAAAATATAAATGGTATGCGATTTTATGATATTGATGGCAAGGCATACCCCTCTGTAACAACAGTATTAGGCCACAAAAAAGGTAAAGAACTCCAGAAATGGAGAGAATCGATTGGTGAAGATGTTGCCAAATGGGAGATGAATAGAGCTTCTCGTAGAGGTAAATCTACACATAACTTAGTTGAAGAATACATCAAAGGTGAAACACCAAGTGAGAGATCAGTATTACCATTAGGTTTATTTAAACTATTAAAACCTTATGTAGATCAAATTCAAAATGTACATTGTTTAGAAACAATCATGTACAGTAAAAAATTAACTATTGCTGGACAAGTGGATTGTATTGCAGAATACAATGGTAAGCTGTCAGTAATAGATTTCAAAACAGCCAACAAATATAGAGAAGAGGGTTGGATTGAAAATTACTTTATGCAGACAACTGCCTATGCAATAATGTATGAAGAATTATACGGTACTCCTATCGAACAGATTGTAGTATTGATTGCTTCTGAGGACGGTACTTCTCAGGCATTCATTAAGAACAAAGCAGACTATATAGAAAAACTAGGCAAGACAATACAAGAATTTTATAAATATTTAGAAGATAAGAAGTAGTTATAAAGGGGTAAAAAATGACTAAAATTATAGCCCTCATTTTCTCTGTATTTTTATTTGCTTGTGCTTTTACGTTTGAGTCTAGAGCTGACCATAAACCAACAACAGATTATAATGGTTTACAATGGTCACAAATACCAGTTATGTGTGGTACTACAGACGCCGTAAATGAATATCTAGTACATAACGAATTTATATTAGAGAGTTTATCTGTGGGAAAAGAAAACGCTAAAGAATCAGGTCAAAATGTTTATATGGTAACTTACTTTATAAACGAAAAGAGAACTGAATCTATGGCAGTAATTACATCTCCGTCAGGTTCGGAAAGTTGTATGCTGTTCAGATCATTTCAATTGTCTTTTCCTGGCCTTATGTTATAGGAATTCTTGTTGAAGGTAATGTGAGTAAACATTTGGGACTAGGGGGCAGTACCCTACACCTCCACCAAAATTATATGGGGGTGAACTAGGTTCGACCAATGACTAGAAAACGTGCTGGAGAGGATAGTCGGAAGACTTAAAATTTATATAAACGCAAACAATAACTTTGCTATGGCTGCCTAATAGGTAGTCGGCGTTTGGTGGTACGTGGCAACAGAAACCACCATTTACTTTTGTACTTAATTATGATATATTAATAATATGAATATTGAACTTATAGATAAAATGGGTAGTGATTTATCCATAGTCAATGCAGCTAGAGTATCCTTTTCTAAAATCAAATCACAATTTGATGAGAAAGATGAAAGACTTATAAAATATCTAGCAACTCACAATCATTGGTCCCCATTTGCTCACGCAAGTTTACAATTCAGAATAAAGGCACCAATATTTGTCGCAAGACAATTAGTAAAACATCAAGTCGGTTTAGTTTGGAACGAAGTCAGTAGAAGATATGTTGACAACGAACCTGAATTTTATATACCATTTTTATGGCGAAATAAAGCTGTAGATAAGAAACAAGGAAGTGGTAAAGACGAAATAGAATATGATGTTACAGATTTGATTACACAAGCAAAACAATTGTATAGTGATATGATAGAAAAAGGTATTGCCCCAGAAATGGCAAGAATGATTTTACCTCAAAGTATGATGACAGAATGGATTTGGTCAGGTACTTTATATGCATTTGCTCGAGTTTGTCAATTAAGAAACCAAGACGATTCGCAACAAGAAACAAGAATAATAACTGAACAGATGGCTAAACATTGTAAAGACCATTTTCCTGTCAGTTGGAGGTATTTAAATGAACAGTAAAGAGTTTTCTTTATTAATAGAGGGCATGGTAAGAAAAAAAAGATGTTCTTATATGGACGCAATAGTATTATATTGTGATGAGAATGAAATAGATATAAGTACAGTTAAGTCTATGGTATCTAAATCACTAAAAGAAAAAATTAAAGCAGAGGCAGAAAGATTAAATATGTTAAAGTCAAAGAGAGGTGGTGTTTTACCAGTATGAGGCCTGTTTTTCTTCCTAACTTTGGTTTCATACAAGATAGATTACCAAAAGATTTATTTAAATCTATAAAAAAAGAATGTAATGAAATTGAAAAACAAAAGAGAACAGAGATGATTTCTGGTCTTTCAGGTGATGGTGTACCTAAACATTATTACTTAGAAGATACAAAGGCACAATTTACAAGATACTTATCGGAGGTTATATTTGAATACAATAAATATTTTAACGCTTTTAATCATATTAAGTTATTTGACAGAGATGTACCGTTAAAGATTAATACACCATGGGTCAATGTACAAAAGAAACATGAGTTTATACCTAATCATACACACGGTGGTTTGTTAAGCTATGCATTATGGGTAAAGATACCATATGATATAAAAGAAGAACTAAAGACAGGTAAATATGCCAGTACATTTGAATTTAATTACAATACAATTATGGGTACAAATTTAGATTATAGAATAGAAGTAGATAAAACCTTTGAGGGAGAAATAATATTATTTCCTGCTAACTTACAGCATTGTGTTTATCCTTTTGCTACAAGTGATGACAACAGAATATCTGTATCAGGAAATGTGTTTTACGATATATGATTACAGTAGGTTGGTGTCCATATAAAAGAACTGCTAAGTACTTAGATAAGTACGAGTTAGAGTTTGTACATAATGTTTATTTTGAACCTGAGATGTTATCAGATTTATATAAAGATAATACCTCTTTGTTTAGCCAATGTCCGGCACATACACATTTTTTAAAATCATTTTGGGTAATTAAATCACCTGTTGATCTAACTTTAAATGTTGATAGAGAAAATGAAAGAGCAACCATAAATCAAAATCAAAAGTTTTATGATTCATTTGTTGATATGCGTTGGGGTCAGTACAGTAAAACAGATAAGGCATTATGTTCATTATACTTTCAATATATGTTTGTAGCTGATGAACAAGTTTGGATGGAGCAGTATCCTGCCTTCTTACATGGTGGTGTGGATAATACTAGATTTATAAATGCAGGTTTTAACATATACAATTGGCAAAGACCAATTGATTTCTCTTTTGAGATAATAGATGATAAGAAACCAGTAATTATTAGAAGAGGGCAACCTTTGTTTTATGTTAAATTTATTGGTGAAAAACTAAACGAAGACTTTAAATTAAAAGAGATAGAGTGGACAGATGAATTATATCAGATGAATAAAAGATGTCAACCACAAAATTGGATTAAAAAAATAAGCTGGCAATTGATGAACAAAGGCAATAGAAATAGACCTAAAAAGTTGGTTAAATAATGGAAGGATTTGATGTATTTAAAACTTATCTAGCCTTGAAGTTACATTTTACTTCAAAGTCATATGATTACCATAAATATGAGGGTAAGATAACAGCTAAATTAGATACATTTACAAGAAGAAATGATAGATACTTTTTTTACAAACTTAGCAAGAAATATAAACCAGATCAAATTGAAGATTTTTTTGTTTCTAACTTTATTAAAAACGATAGAAATTGGGTAGGGAGTTTACTTGACAATGACGGAGAAAATACATATAAAGACTACATCAAATATTCACAATCACTTAGTTACAATTTTAGAATGGATTGTGTACATATTAGCGATAACTTTAATGCTAATAATGTTTCTTTCGATACTGGTCTATTACCACCTAATGGACAACATCCTAGATTGTTACAATTACTTATTCAAAAAAAGATTACTTACCAGACCGCCGTTATTATCGACCACTATTTGTCGTATATTAAGAACTGGAATGTGGAGATTAAAGAAAAAGTGGTATGGCCGAAGATTGCATTTAAGATAAACAAGTTAAAAAAGTTTGTTAAGTTTAATGAAACAAAATGTAAATTAATTATGAAAGAAGTTTTTGTTAATGAACGATAAAGAGATAAAACCCATTGGTGAGAAGTTAGACGATAAGATAGCTAAGTTAAATAGTACCAGAGTCTATAAAAAAGTTACACCAAGATATGATCTATCATGGTATATAAAATGGGCAAGTAGTATTATGTTGATTATTGCTATGATTATGACTTCAACAAATATCTTTCCTTGGAATTTATATCCTGCTATTGTAGGTATGATAGGGTGGTTGATTGTAGGATTATTATGGCATGACAGAGCATTGATTGTTTTAAATGCAATAAGTGTAGCCATCTATGCTATGGGTATTGTGAATAGTTGGTTTACACAATGATAGAATACATAGATAATTTTTTAGACGAAGATCAAGCTACAATGATGTATAATACTATGAGTGGTGAGGACTTTCCATGGTATATAACAACAAAAGTTGCTAAAGAAAATCAGAAACAAGATGATTATTATTTTACACATATGTTTTATTATGCACCAGATGTGAGATCAGAATATTTTGACACATTTATAAAACCTATAACAGATAAGTTAGAAGCTAAAAATCTTATTAGAGTAAAGGGTAATTTATATACAAATCAAAATAAATTTATAGAACACACTAAACACCAAGATTATGATTTTAAACATAAGGGTGCCATATATTGTTTAAACACTTGTAATGGTTATACTGCCTTTAATGGTATTCAGGTAGATAGTGTTTTTAACAGAATGATATTATTTGATCCTTCAGAATTTCATAATAGTACTACAACAACAGATAAGTTAATAAGATTAAATATAAATTTTAATTATGAGTAAAGTATTTTGTATAGGTAATGGTGAAAGTAGAAAAGGTTTTGATTTAGAAACATTAAGACCTCACGGTAAGATTTATGGTTGTAATGCTCTGTATAGAGATTTTAAACCAGATGTATTAACTGCTGTAGACCAAGGTATATGCCACGAAATATACCATTCAGGTTATAAGGGTAAAGTTTATTTTAGAAACTGGACAAAGTTGCCAGCACAAAACTATGAAATGGTTTTATATGCAGGCCTTACACAAGAGGAAATTAATTTAACAAAATCACAATGGGACGGTTTATATGAAAATGAAAGAGGTAATGCTACTGAGTTTGTTATGCATGGCTCTAATATGGCTGGAATTGTAAACATAATCAGAAAAGATAAAACAAAATACAAAGAACGAATTAATAAAAGTTATGCTTATATTTCTTGGATTAGAGAAGATGATAATTCAAGTTGTATTACCGATGTAAACAAGAACGAGAGAGATAGAGGTTGGGCTTGTGGTGCAATGTCAGGATATATTGCAGTAATGAATGAGAAACCAACCGATGTATATTTGATAGGACATGATTTGTATAGTCATACCACAAAGGTAAATAATCTATACAAAGGCACAAAAAACTATGTTACTCCAGACCACCATCCTACACCAGCCTCAAACTGGATAGATCAATGGAGTAACCTGTTTAGAGAGTTTCCTAATATCAATTTCTACAAGGTAAATCGATATAATGACGGAAGAGATGATGTCAGTAGAGAAATACCAGAGTGGAAAGATATTAAGAATATTAAGTATATCGATTATTCCACGCTTGACTTTTTGAGCGGAAAGTGATATATTAGAGATAATGCAAAAGAAAACTAATTACTTTCTTTTTATAGTGCAAGGAAGAGGGCTTTACCAGAGGCTCGAACTTGACAGTTTAGGGGTTGTTCCCAGGTTGCTAGACTTATCATCTAGTGGTCACACTACCGACAGGTAGAAACTGGTTGCTGACGGATAGGAATGGAATCCGGTCGTTGGCTTGTGGGTAATTCCATAGTCCCACCTATTATGCATTTAAATTAATCAGTTAACTTATAAAGGAAGTTATGGAATTAAAAGGCAGTAAAACGGCAGAAAATTTAAAAGACGCTTTTAGTGGTGAATCACAGGCGAATAGAAGATACTTATACTTTGCTCAAAAGGCAGACATTGAGGGAGCACCAGATGTTGCACAAGTTTTTAGAAGTACAGCTGAGGGTGAAACAGGTCATGCTCATGGACATTTAGAATACTTAGAAGAAGTTGGAGATCCTGCTACAGGCGAACCAATGGGAGAAACTGAAGCAAACTTAAAATCTGCTATACATGGTGAAACACATGAATATACAGATATGTACCCTAGTATGGCAAGAACAGCCAGAGAAGAGGGTTTTGAGGAGATAGGTGACTGGTTTGAAACACTAGCAAAAGCAGAGAAATCTCATGCTGGTAAATTTCAAAGAACACTTGATAGTTATATTGAAAACAAGTAATACAAGTGTTATAAATAATAATGATACCGATAATATAGGTAACACAAATACGAAATACGATTAATACAAATACAAGGAGTAAAATATGGATTTCGAAGCATTAAAAAGTTCCTCTAGTAACTTTGACAAGTTAACAAAAGCACTAGAACAAAACCTCAATCCTGAGGAACAATCTAACAAAAACAAATACCAAGATGACAGGTTCTGGAAACCTGAGATGGACAAAACAGGTAACGGCTATGCTGTTATTCGTTTTTTACCAGCTGTTGAAGGTGAAGATATGCCTTGGCAGAGAGTATGGTCTCATGCCTTCCAAGACAAAGGTGGTTGGTATATTGAAAACTCTTTAACAACACTTGGTCAAAAAGATCCTGTTAGTGAAGAGAACACTAGATTGTGGAATACAGGTGTTGATAGTGATAAAGATATTGCTAGAAAGAGAAAAAGAAAACTCTCTTACTTTAGTAATATTCTTGTCGTAAGTGATCCAAAAAATCCACACAATGAGGGTAAAGTATTCTTGTTCAAGTTTGGTAAAAAAATCTTTGATAAGATTACTGAAGCAATGCAACCAGCATTTGAAGATGAATCACCAATCAACCCATTTGATTTCTGGAAAGGTGCAAACTTTAAACTGAAATTAAGAAAAGTTGATGGTTATTGGAACTATGACAAATCTGAATTTGAGTCTGTTTCACAAATAAAAGAAAGCGATGATGAAATCAAAGCTATCTGGTCGAAACAGTATGCTCTAAAACCATTCTTAGATCCTAGCAATTTTAAGACCTATGATGAACTTAAAAGTAAACTGAATAGGGTAATTAGCGGATCGAAGAGTGCTGGAACTGTTGAGAATGTAGACCTCCCGCCTCAAATCAATAGCGCACCAGCTAAAAGTCCTGAAGTTGCTCAACCAAAGGTAGATACTAAAGTTGAATTAGATGATGAAGAAGATGATACTTTGTCTTACTTTAGTAAACTAGCTAACGAAGAGTAATCTCTCCACTTCATATATGACTTTAAAGGGGCAGTAGAAATACTGTCCCTTTTTTTATTCCGAGTATATAAATATAGTATATGGCAAACGTATTAGACCCTTTAGTTGATAGGCAAGGTGGAGTAACAAAATCTGTTAGTTGGTACAGAAATGCAGTAAATTCCATAGCTAATAAAGCAACTGCTAATAAATTAATGAGTCAGAATAAATTAATTGGTAGACCTAGTGTAGGTAGATTAAATCTATTTTTCTATGATCCTAAGTATAAGAAAACATTACCATATTACGATACGTTTCCACTAGTATTACCTTTAGAACCAATCAAAGGTGGTTTTATGGGTATGAATTTTCACTACTTATCACCTGTAATGAGATTTAGATTATTACAGACTATGGATAAGTTTAAAAATAGAAATGAGTTAACATCAGCAACAAGGTTTGATGTAAACTACAATGATGTAAGAAGAATACCAATGGTAAAACCAACAATTAAAAAATATTTGTTTCAACACCTTATGTCAAACTTTTTAAGAATAGACGCACAAGAGGCTGCTATTGCAGTTTACTTGCCTGTACAACAGTTTAAGAAAAGATCAGCTAGTTTCGTTTACGGAAGAAGTAGATCAATAATAGGGAGCTAAAGATGGCAATTTTAAGAGGCGGTCGAAGAATAGGACCATTTGATATACGACTAGGTATTCCTAGAGATAGGTCACTTGATAATGTCGAAGGCGATAAACGATTAACTAGAGTACAAGGTGGTAATCCTGAATCTACCATTGGTCGTATTATGGGTCAGATCGCACAAGGCGAAGGCTTTGCAAGACCAAATAGATTTATGGTTGACTTTATTTTACCAGGGGGTGTTGGTACACAGCAAGTTGGTCCTCCAGGTAGAGAAGAGATTATGTTTGAGGAAGAAGTAGTAAGAAGTACAAAACAAGGTGAACTTCAAGCTCAAAAAGAAATACAAAGAGGTCTAAGAGCATTTGTTGAAAGTGTAGATATGCCAGGTAGAAACCTTGATACAACAGATTTTAAAATTTATGGACCAAAAAGACAGATTGTAACAGGCCACAGTTTTAGTGGTGAAATTACAATGACAGTATATTGTGATAAGTACATGAGGCAAAGAGCATTTTTTGAAATGTGGCAAAAGGCTGCATTTGACCAAGGTACAAACAATGTACACTTTTATGATGAATACACAGGTGGTTTAAGAATTTATCAACTAGGTGCATTTGCTGAAAATGCCGATAGAGATAGAATATCATATGGTGTAGAATTGTTTGAGTGTTTTCCTAAAACAATAAGTGCTGTATCTTACAATCAAGGTGCAAACAATGATATACAAAGAATTTCAGTTTCATTAGCATTTAAAAGTTGGATAAATCTAACACTAGATCAAGTAGGTAATTATACTGTAGGTGGTGGATTTAAGGCACCAACAGTTACACAAAGAGATAGAGGATTGATTGGTAATATTATTAACAAATTACCACCAGAGATAAGACGAGCTGGTAGAGATGTAGTGAATGTTATCAGACAAAGAGTACCAATAGGTGCTGTGACCGGTGGAAGAGTATTTCCACCATTATTATAAACTAAGAAGGAGTAAATTATGGCATTACCATTAGCCAGTACGGCAAAATATGAATTGATGTTGCCATCAAAACAAATGTCTGTTAGTTTCAGACCGTTTCTTGTTAAAGAGGAAAAGGTTTTACTAATGGCGATGGAATCAGGTAAACCAAAAGAGATGTTATCTGCCATCAAAGAGATAGTTAAATCATGTACATTTGGTGAAGTTGTTGCAGACAACTATCCAATGTTTGATATAGAGTATGTGTTTTTACAAATACGAGCTAAGTCAGTAGGTGAAGTTGCTAAAATTAAATTATTATGTCCAGATGACAATGAAACTTATGCACAAGCTGAAGTAGATTTGTCAAAAGTGGAAGTTTTCGTTGATGATGACCACACACAGACTATTATGCTTGATGAGAGTAGAAAATTAGGTGTAACGATGAGATATCCAGCATTAAAGGATATTGATGAAAGCGCTTTAATTGGTGACATTAGCATTGAAAACACCTATACAATGATAACAGGTTGTATAGAAACTATTTTCGAAGGTGATAAAGTACATTTAACAAAAGATGTAACACCTGAAGAATTAAAAGAATTTGTTGATGGTCTAACGGCAGAGCAGATGAGAAAGTTAAGTAAATTCTATAACACTATGCCTAGATTAGAACATAAACTTATGGTAAAAAATCCAAAGACAGAGGTTGAGTCTGAGGTTACACTAAAGGGTCTAGCAAGTTTTTTCGGATAGCCCTCTCACATGATTCGTTAACGAATTATTATGAAACAAACTTTGCTTTAATGCAACATCATAAATATTCGTTAAGTGAGTTAGAGAATATGATACCTTGGGAGAGGGAGGTGTATGTTTCGTTATTAGTTAACTACCTCAAAGAAGAAAAAGAGCGTAGGGAAAGAAAAGAACGGAGAAAATAATGGCTGAACAAACAAAAAAAGTCAACTTAGAATTAGAGATTGATACATCAACTGTTGATTCTAGTAAAAATAGATATCAAGGTTTAATTGATCTTGCTAAAGCAACTGATAGTTGGAGAATATTTCCTAGAATATTCATCTCAACTTACATTTATTTACTATACAAAGTAGTAATATGGTATATGGCGTTACAATCGCCAACTATGGAACAAAGTGGGTTAGTTAGTGTCGTTGTAGGTGCTGGCGCAGCTTGGTTTGGTCTATATGCAGGAACAAGTAAGAGTAAAAAATAATGGCTGAACTAACACTTAAAGACGAATCAGTAATAGAAATAGGTCAAACTATCGGTAATAATATGAACTCATTAGCCGGTGGTGCAGGTACAGCATTAGTACCAGCAGGCGGTGGTGGAATGGCACCAATGGTAGAACCTATGCCAATGAATCCTTTTGATAGTATGATGAACGTATTATCAGATATAAGAGAGGGTGTTTACTCATTAGTCGATAAGTTTAGTGAAAGTGTATCAATACAACAAGAACAAGACCGTGAAGCAGATATGGCGACAGACCTTGCTCAAGTTGGTGGTGATAATCCTGTAAATTTGTCTGATGATGGTGGTGATGACACAGGAGATAATAGAGGCTTCTTTGCAAAAGCAAAAGATAGAATTTCAGGTTTATTAGGTGCAGGTGGTATCAAAGGTCTTCTAGTAAAAGGCGGACTTATATTTGGTCTACTAGCTATTGCAAAACTATTACAAAAATATGGTAAACAAATTGCAGAGGCTATAACACCAGTTGTTGATGGCATAAAAGAATTTGTAAGTTATATAAAAGATGACTTAGCAACATTTGGTAGTGATATATTGGGTTTTGTAAAAGACGCATTTGGTGGTATTTTTTTACTTATAAAAGGTATTTTTAGTGGTGATGGTGAATTAATAACAGATGGATTAGTTGACTTACTTGCATTACCAGCTAAGTTTGTAGGCATGGTTGGTAAATTAGTAACAGGTTTACTTGAGGCATTTTTAAAAGTATTAGGTTTTGATCCGGCACCTGAATGGGTACAAAAGATGTACGATTTTTTTGATGAGTTGCCATTAAAAGCAAAAGAGTTTTTTAAAGGTGTTATGGATTTCTTTACAGTAACAGTACCAGAAAAGATTACAGCTGCTAAAGAAACAGTTACACAATGGTTTACAGACGCAGTAGCAGGTGTTAAACAATTCTTTACAGATGTAAAAACATTTTTTACAGAAACAATACCAACAAAGATAGCTGAAGTATATACAGATGTTACAAATTGGTTTACTGATATTGTAAGTGGTATAAAAGGTTTCTTTACAGACGCATTTGATTATGTTACTATAACAATACCTGAAAAAATAGGTGAGATTACAAAAGGCATATCAGATAAATTTAGTGAAATAAAAGATCAAATTATAGATTTTGCAATGGCACCATTTAGAAAAATTAGAGAACTATTTGATAATTTACTTATTGGTATATTAGAGTCAGTAGAAGACATACCTCTAATTGGTGGTAAAGCAAAAGAGATGAAACAAGCAATATTAGAAAAAAGGGAAATAGCAGCTATAGACGCTGAAAATAAAGACGCTGAGGTAAATGCCTTTAGTAATCTAACAGCAGATTTAAAAAAACATGAAGATAAAATAAATCAATTTATTGCAGCTTCTGGTATGTCATTTGATTTAGAGGGTTCATTATATAACTATGAAAGAGGTGTGAAGAATTTAAGATTTACTTCAGGTGATACATCATCACTAATTGCTGCCTCTGCTTTTGGTGACGAAGATAAAATTAATACATTAATAGGTAATAAAAACGCTGCTATACAAGGAGCAGGTGAAACAACAACAGGCGGTGCAACAGGTAATGACTTGAATAATCAGAGTGCAGAGTTTGTAGGTGCTTCGAATGGCGCAGGTGGTGGCGATACAAGCACTTATGTTGAAGGCGCTAAAGTTAGTACAGTATCATCTCAACAAAATTATATGAGTGAAGATACAGGTACGCAAGATAAAGAATTTAAATTTGAAGTATTAGGTTTCTAATAAAGACCTAATTCTTTTTCAGTAAACACCTTAAATACCATACCTTGGTCTTCACAATAATTACTTGCAGCTTTCCACTTTGCTTGATTTTTAATGTATTCAACTTGTTCACCAAAAAAACGTTTAGTCTTTCTTTTACCTGGTTTAGGTGGTTTTAAATACTTGGCAGGTTTAATCTCTATCATAAACTTCTTGCCTTTGTCCGTTTTTATGATAAAGTCGGGAAAGTATCTGTGAACTTTTTTTGTTACTGGATTGAAATACGGAATAGGTAATTCTTCACTAGCCCAATATATGATACTATCATTTCTATCACAGTATAACATGAATTTACGTTCCCAATTAGAACGGTATACTATCTTTTTGGGGTCGCCAGCGTATTTCTTAGGGTTGGTGGGTTTATATAATCCTTTGTATGCCATTGTCATTTCTCTTATAAATATTATAATATAGTTAGGATTATTTATATGGCATCCATAAAGTTAAGTCAAATCATAGGCGCAGCCAATTCGTTTTTAGGCAGTAGTAGGGGTATATCACAAAACCCTAAGGCAGCTGCCGTGGATCTATTAAAGAAAAATCCATTAGAACTAGATCATAGTAAATCACCTACAGCACACCTTACAAGAAATCCTTTAGAGTTTCAACACATACAGTTTCCAAGAGATTTAGGACAAGACGGTGGCCATTACATGATATTCTATTCTATATCAAATACTAAATCACTTGATATTGATAACCAGTTTTATCAGAAAAATAAAGGTTTGGCAATAGATAGTGAAGATACAGGAACTTATTATGACACAGCAACTGGTACATATAATAGTACAGGTTCAAAATACTCTATCAAAAAATTAAAAACAAGACGTGGTGGCAGTGATATAGAAATTGGTAAGGCAGCTGCAAATAGTGTATTGACAGGTGGATTACAAACACATACGCAAGTTACAGGTGGTGTTGCGTTGTATATGCCTCCTGGAATTAAGGCAACATATGGTGTAGATAGTGGTCATAAAGAATTAGGTATTGCTGGTCAATTTGCAGGTACATTAAGTCGTACAATGGCTGCTAGTGATACACAAGGTCAAGTTACAGAATTTTTAAAAGGTGTTGGTGGTGCAATGTTATCAAGTGCAAGAAAGATTGCCGTAGGTGCAGCTGAGAGTTTTGGTATAGAAGTAGGTTCTGCTATTACAAAAGTTACTGCTACTGCTGAAAACAATTTTAGTGAGGCAATATTTGAACGTGTAAATCCTAGACAGTTTAGTTATACATTTAGTTTAATGGCAAGAAACAAAGACGAAGCACAAGATATACAAAAGATTATAAAGTTTTTCAAGTTTCATATGCATCCAGAATTAGATACTGCTACAGGTGGTAGATTTTTTAGAGTGCCATCTGAGTTTGAAATACACTACGCATACAACGATCAAAAGAATAATTTTTTACATGAATTAAGTAGATGTGTATTAGATAGTGTAGAAGTAAATTATGGTGATGGTGATTTTCAAACATTTAGACAATTTGATAATGAGGGTGCAGCTCCTGTAAACGTAACTATGGCATTATCATTTACAGAAACAACTATATTAACTAAACGTGAAATAGTGGATGGTTATTAATGGCAAAGTATTTTGAAACATTTCCTAAAAGACAGTACGACCTTGAAAATAATGGTAATGTTAAAGTAGTAACTGATATTTTTAGAAGATTAAAAGTAAGAGAGAGTATCAAAGACAAACTTGCTATGTTTTCTTTTTATGATGTACAAGACGGTGATACACCAGAAAGTATATCATACAAACATTTTGGTACAACAGATTATTTTTGGGTAATATGTTTAATGAATGATATAACAGACAGGTACTATGATTGGCCTTTATCTAACTCTTCATTTGAATCATACGTTACACAAAAGTATGACAACCCTCAAGCAGTACACCATTATGAAAAAGTACAATCAAGTGGTGATACAACAGGTAATGGTCCTGCTGATTACGACCATATGATAGAAGTAAATAGTACAGATCCAGACGGTCAATCTGTATCAAACTATGAATACGAATTAAGAGAACAAGACAAGAAAAGACAAATCAAATTGTTAGATAAGGCATATTTGAATTTGTTTGTTGAAGAATTTGAAACACTAGTAAAAAGATAATGAATTATGGCAGCTTCAGACAACCAAGATAATATTATTAATTACGCAGGTGATTTTAGACTAAAAACCTGTAACATCATTTCATTTAGAAAAGCAGAGGGTAGTGAGAAAGCCTTTCGTGTTAATATACTACCTCAGACAATGAACATCACACTTGTTGAGGATGTTACTCTGCCATGTATTAATGGTAGTATAGATGTCGCAGACGGACAAGATTTTAGAACCATGTTACCATTAACAGGTAACGAGAGATTAGAACTTCATGTATTTACACCAGGTCAAAGAGAAATTAAATACATGGAAGTTACAGGCACCACACTAAACGTCTATAAAGTAGATAAGATTCGTATATCAGGTGGTACTGCTAGACAACAGATATATCGTGTACACTTTACAAGTAAAGAAGCAATACGCAATGGTATAACAAGAATATCAAAGGCATTTACTGGACCTATAGAAAATATGGTCAACGAGATAGTAAAAGACGATAAGTTTTTAGCTAGTCGTAAGAGTTTAGTTGTAGAACCAACTGCCACCAATACCAAGTTTGTAATACCAAATCTAAAACCCTTTAGAGCAATTAAGTTTCTTGCTGACCAATCAGTTGCAAAAAACTATTTAAATGCAGGTTATTTGTTTTATGAAGACACACAAGGGTTTAACTTTAGAAGTTTTGAATCCATGTTTGCCAAAGGTGGTCACACAGCACGACCAGTAATAGAGGCATACGCAATGCAACCCGCTAAGGTGCGTACACCAGATAAAAACATTGATGTCGTAAAAGATTTACAATCACCAGACAGTTATTCCTTTGTTGATGTAGTCAATACACTAGAAGAAATTAATAACGGCCTGTTTGCCAATAGATTGGTCACAAACGATATCTATAACAAAAAGATTAGTACCTATGACTATGATTACCACGATAACTTTGGTAATTACTTTCATACAGAGCATGACGATGGTGGTAAGGTGACCGAAAAGTACTTGCGACCATTAGTATTTGTAAACCAAGACAAGGCATTATCTGATTATCCTCTTGCAAAGTTAATGTCAGTTGTAGATACAAAAAAAGTACACAATGACTATGAATTTACACCACCTGAAAATATATTACCC